CTCTGATCTTGAAATCAGTACCACCGACAACGCTCTTGTGGATGGCTCAACAGTGGCTGGGAAACGGATAAAAAAACGCCCCATCCACATAGAGGCTACGCTCCGGGATGCTCGGAACAATGAGGCGAACCGGCAGAGAATCATAAAATTTTTCAATTCGAAGTATTCCGGAAGGCTGACGGTAAATTACAGCGGAACAAAAAGGAATATTGAGTATGAACTGGAGGGTTGGAATTTCGTTGCGACAAGCAATGTATATAACCAGCTCTCTATTGTGGTTGATTTGATGTGTCCAGACCCGTTCATGAAAAACATAGACAATTTCGGCCAGAATATGGCCGACATAAGCAAGCACATAGCTTTTCCCTGGAGAGTAGTCAAAAAGAAAGTCATTGTCCCGGAACCATATAAGGGGCTGACACTTCCCGGACAGATAACCGGGTATAGGACGTTGACAAAAGAAGTGCATCTTCCGAATGACGGGGATGTTCCTACCGGATTACAGATACAGTTTATCGCAGAAAGAGGTCCGGCAAAGAATCCTAAGATCACCCTGGTAGGTTCCGGGCAGTTTATCCGGGTAAAGGTAAACATGCAACAGGGAGACGTCCTGATGATCGACACCAGCAAACGGCATCAGGTAATAGAGCTGAACGGCAAAAATGCTTACCAGAGAATCGACAGGCTATCAGAACCGTTTGAGTTGGAGGTCGGCAGTAATTATCTGGAATATGACGCAGACGAAAACTATACGAATCTGGACGTAAGGCTATTCTATACGCCCTTGTATCTGGGGGTGTAATCATGAAACTTATTGTACTGGATGAAAATTTTGACACTATCGGCAGCATCCCTTTATTCCGGACGCTGATCTGGGTACGGAGGTATGAGAAGTTGGGATGCTTTGAGCTGTATACCTCCAAAAATTACTTTGAGTTGCTCAATTCCGGGAGATATTTATACCGGAATGACGCTGACGAGTTGGGAGTGATTGATGAAGTAAACTATTCCCAGGATGAAAACGGAGCCAGAGAAGCCTACGCAAAGGGTAATTTCGCTGAAATCCTGCTGTATGACAGAGTAATTGAAAGCACTGTTACGCTGACCGGGAATATAGAAACCGCTATGAGGAACCTTGTAACGAGGACGGCTATTTCTCCGGCAGACAGTGACCGGAAAATAAAGCATTTGCGGTTAGGAAAAGAGAGTGGTATCTCCGGGAACCTGAACACACAGGCCACCGGAGATAATTTGAGTGAGAAACTGTATGACATAGGGAACACGCAGGAGATCAGTCACCGGGTACGATATGACTACCTGACGAATGACCTTGCTTTTGAGGTATGGCAAGGAAAAGACCGGAGGGATAGCCAGGAGGAAAACAGTTGGGCTATTTTCTCCAATTCTTTTTATAACATCCGCAACGTGGTTTATAACCGGAATAGCAGCTCGTACAAGAATTTTGCCTATGTAGCAGGAGCCGGGGAGGGAAGTAACAGGGTGGTTGTTACGGTAGACCTCCGGCAGCCCGGAGAGGAACGGAAAGAGTTGTATGTGGATGCAAGGGATTTACAGCAGGAGGATGGGAACGGAAACGCAATTCCTCTGTCAACCTACAAATCACAGCTTGCACAGAGAGGACGGGAGAAGCTGGCAGAGTTCCGGAAAGTAGAGATTGTCAACAGCGGAGTAGATTCAAACGCTAACCTGGTCTATAAAAAGGATTTCGACCTGGGAGATTATTGTTCCTATATCAACACGGAGATCAATATTTCCACCGATAAGCGGATAACGGAAGCAATGGAAACATACGAGGGAGGGGCAACGGAATTGTCTATAACCTTTGGAACCGATGAAGTATCAACGGTTAAGCAGTTAATCAAAAGGGAGGTATAAGCATTGTTAAGATATGGTTTTTTTGACAGTGAGATAATCGGCTATGACGAGGAGGGTATGCCCATATTTGACAGGGCTGAATCCTCTGACTTCCTGGCTATGTTCATTTCACAAATTATAAGCGATGGCGTTCTTGCCTTGCCGGGTGACTGTTTTCAGGTAATGGCCTTTGATGGAATGAACCTGAAAGTAAGGCCCGGATTTGGCATTGTAAAGGGCAGATTCGCAGCAGACACACATGATTTCGACATTACAGTTTCAAAGGCTCCATCGGCCTATAAACGCATTGACAGGGTGGTTTTGAGAGCTAACTACCTGCAAAGGTTATGTGAGATTGTAATAAAAGAGGGAGAGCCAGCGGCGAATCCGGTTCCTCCGGAACTAATCCGGCCAGCATCCGGGGATTATTACGAATTATGCCTTGCTACGATTGCGATAAATTCAAATCAGACAGTAATCATGCAGAGCAATATTACGGACACCAGGTATGACAGTTCTGTATGCGGATTGGTAACGCAGTTGATAGATCACCTGGACACATCCGTTTTCTTTACACAGTTAAATGCTTTTTATAACGAATATGTAAAGAAATTCAATGATAATTACGCAGATTTTATTCTGAAAATGGATAGTGCCTACCAGAATTTTTATACAAAACTGAATGACCTCTACAATGGCTATATTGACAAGTACAATACGGACTATGAGGACTTTTCAAATAAGATGCTGACGGCTTATAACCAGTATCTCACCGACTTAGGCGTTTATTTTGAATCCCTGCAGAAGAAAGCATATGGAGATATGACCGACATTGTAAAGCGGTTATCGGAGTTTGAGGTAGAACAGGAAGCCATCTGGAACGCATGGTTTGATTCTGTAAAGGGGAAAATGGAGGGCGATTTAGGGGCAAGAGTTATCCTGATGCTGGAAGAACAGGATAAAAGGCTGGAGGAGCTGAAAGTAATGCTCATAAGCGGAGAGATTCATGCACCACTTTCCACAGAGGACGGGGACACCCTGGTTACTGAAAGCGGTGATGTGATAGAGGCATTTTGGTATTACGCCACAAAGTAAAGATAAGGAGGAAAATAAGAAAAATGGCAGAAAAACGCATTAGCACACTTCCGGAGGCGACAAGCATTCCGGACGGTTCGGTAATTCCTATGGTGATGGGTGACGGAACCGGGACAAAACAGGTGACAAAGGAGCTTATGAAACAGGAGTTCGGAGGCTCTGATCCTGAAAAAATGATTGCTACCACGGAAAAGGCAGGAACCGTGAAACCTGATGGAAGAACCATTGTAATTGAGGAGGACGGTACGATCAGGTGTGAGGGTACAGCAGAGGGAAACTCCGGAATCAAACTTGCTAACCCGTCAAATGTCAGTATTACCAATTTTGACCAGGCAGCAAAGATTACCTGGACTGATCCGGAGGATGTTGTTTACGAGGGCGCAAGGCTGGCAACGTGGCAAGGAACGGTCATTGTTAGGAAAGAGGGAGGTACGCCCCAGGACTGGACGGACGGCGTTCTCATTGAGAGGGTGGAGGAAAAGAACAAATATAAGGACACACCGCTCATTGACGGTAATCTGACAAACGGAGTTGAATACTGCTATGGTATTTTCCCTTATTCAGATCAGATTGTTTACAACTACGATTTTACGCAGTCCTTTGTTCCGGAAGAAATACGTCCGGAAATTCCGGTAATCACAAATGCGAAAGGCTCCGATGAAACCGTTACTCTGGAGATTGAGAGCGCAACAGAGGATGCCCTGGTTAAAATCGTATATAAAGCCGGATCGGCGCCTACAAGCGGAACGGATGGCATTATCATTGACGGTTTATCCGGGGGAGAGGTTGTTATTGACGGGCTTACAAACCTGACAGAATATTTCTTTGTGGCATACGCTTATACAAACCTCAGAACGTCCTCCGCATCCGAGGCGGTTTCGGTGACACCCAGGGCATATACGCTCCTGGGGTTCAGGATGAAAAAATCAGAGGCAGACCCGGAAACAAAGGTTGAATACACAGAGGGAGCCGTTGGTCTAACTCCGGCAAAAGTAAATCTTGCCACAGGGGAGTTTGACTACGGCTCTTTTGCAAATTTCTGGTTCGTCAAAGACAATAAGCCGGTCATGCTGAATAACGATGGTACAGAGGCGTATGAGCTTGATCCTAACGATTACACAAAGAAAAAAGACGGAACGGCTTCCGATGTATCGAATAGTTCCTTTGCCGGCAATGCAATGAGCAGGATTCCGAAAGTCTATCTGAAAATGTGGGAAGCAGACGGGTACGAGTATTGCAACATATGTGATGTGAAACTGGATGATGATTACCACGCATACGCTCATACCAGAGCAGACGGTTCAGAAATGAACTATTTGTATCTTTCCATGTTTGAGGGTTCCTTGGTGGCAAGCAAAGTCCGGTCGATCAAGGGGCTTAATCCTATGAGCAGTCAGACCGGGGCAAATGAGCTGACCTATGCAAAAGCAAACGGCTCCGGATGGAGTACCCGGTCATGGTCCCAGAGGAACCTTATAAATATGTTGCTGATTCTAATGGGAAAAACCACGAACACACAAGAGGCTTTCGGTTATGGATATTATACGGGCGGCACTTCCAGTGCACCGAACTATCTGACAACCGGTGGGGCATCCAATAAAGGTCAGTTCTACGGAACAAATAAGACCAGAGACTATGTAAAGGTGTTCCATATCGAAAACTGGTGGGGTGATGTATGGGAAAGGATAGAGGGATGTGTGACGAATAGCGGCGTCCGGATTCTGGTAAAGAGTACCGCTCCATACAATACCACGGGAGCCGGGTATGTAGATACCGGCGTCACTCCCGGAGGAACATCTGGAGGCTATATCAGCGCTTGTAAAATGACAGCGCACGGGCTGGTACCCATGACTGCATCTGGAAGCGAAACCACACAGTACCCGGACGGCTTATGGTTTGCGAAAGATTGTTATGCGCTCGTCGGCGGCAGCTCCGGCTATGCGCTTCATGTGGGCGCTTTGGCGTTGGTTGTGTCCTCTGCGCTGTCGTATGCCAACTGGGACATCGGGGCGGCCCTTTCTTGTGAACAGCCTTTATAGGGGGACCGGGGGATATTCCCCCGGATAACTTTCAGCAAGAAAAAAAGTAGATTTTATTCAGGAATCGTGGTTGCGGTTCCTGAAATTTTTTAGGGGAAATGGTGTCTGCCCTTGCCTCGTTCCGTGCGCTCGTCGGCGGCAACTCCAACAATGCGCTTCATGTGGGCGCTTTGGCGTTGAATGTGAACAATGCGCTGTCGAATGCCAACTGGAACATCGGGGCGGCCTAATTCTTATAGAATCGGAAGATTAACCAAAGACACCATTTTCCTACACCGCAGGCGGTTGAAATACCGCTAACCAGTGGAAATGAAACCGATAAAAGGCATGGTTTAGTAAGCAGAAATGCCCAGGAACCATGAGGTAATAAGAAAGAGAGAAAACATGAGAAGTTTTCGTATCAGCCAGAATGATATGCTGTCACATGACAGTATAGAAAAATCGTTCCTGATACCCTCCCGTGGAAAGAGGAGCAGACCGGACGTGAAAGCCGTTCTTGACAACCTGGAAAATGAGATCCAGATAGTTCAGGAAATGCTCCTGAATGGAGAATTTACGCCTGCCGATCATGAGGCGGTAAAAATCAATGAAAGGAATTACCAGAAAGTCCGGAAGATTGTAAAACCGGACTATAAATATGAGCAGGTGATCCATCATGTTGTTGTCCAGGCAATACGGCCTGGGATAGAAACCGGGATGTATCAATTTGTTTTAGGCTCCATACCAGGCAGAGGCCAGCATATGGGAGCGAAACGGATTGAAAAATGGATAAAGACAGACCCGGCAAACACAAAATACGTCCTGAAAATGGATATACGGCATTTCTTTGAAAGTGTGGATCATGATGTTTTGAAAGCCTGGCTTAAAAAGAAATTCCGGGATGCTTTTATCCTGGAACTGTTATTCCTGATAATTGATGCCATTGATATGGGACTGCCGCTAGGCTACTATACAAGCCAGTGGTTTGCTAATTTTCTTTTGCAACCTTTAGACCACTACATCAAGGAAAATCTGCATGTAAAATATGACGCGCGATATATGGATGATATAACATGCTTTGGTCGAAACAAGAAAGAACTGCATGGAGTCCGGGAGGCAATAGACGCCTACCTGAATGAAGAATTGCATCTTACCATGAAAGGAAATTGGCAGATATTCCGGTTTGAGTACGAAGTGGAGGAATACGCCATAGAGTGTCAAACCATGAGGGAGCTGAAAGCTCTGGAGGACGATCTGGGGAAAACAAGAATTAGGCACAAGATGAAAACCCACAAAGGCCGCTGGAAAATATTTATTAAAGTGGCAAGCGTGAGGAGTAAAGCGGATAAGCTGGAGCGGCTCCTGACAAAATACCGGGCAAAGAGTGAGATACTCACAATGGTATACGGCAGACCGCTTGACTTCATGGGATTTGAATTTCATAGAAACAGAACGGTCATGAGGAAAGGTATCATGATTCGTTTGAATAGAAAAGCGAGGCAGGTGTCTAAGCAGGAGAAAATCAATCCGAAAGACGCCGCTTCGCTTTTGTCCTCTATGGGATGGGTGAAACATACGGACACATACGGGATGTATGAGGAACGTATCAAGCCTATTGTCAACATAAAGAAGCTGAAAAAGATTGTCAGCAAAAATCAGAAACGTAAAAACCAGGAGGAAAAGGATAAGCAAAGGAGGCAGGAAAAAGGAAATGGAAATCAGGTGGAAAATAGTAACAGGATCACAGGAGAAACGCCCGGAAGTGATTGACAAGATTTCCAGCGGAAAGTATGTGTATCTCCGCAGGAACGTTGAGAGGATCACCAAAGAGGACGCCGATGGAAAATCAGTACAGCTCTGGAAATATGAGGAGGCGGCGGTTCCCCAGGAGGAATACGCACCGTATGACACGGTTGTTATGGAGATTGTCCGTGCGGAAATTGATGCCATAGCGACCGAGCAGAAAACAATCAATAAGGCTATGTCTTTACGGGCGGATGATCTGGAAAATGCAACATGTGAGCAATCGGAAAATGTCGAAGCACGGCTTACAGATATTGAGATTGCACTTTGCGAACTGTCAGAACAGCTTGCCAGTAACAGGACGGAGTAACCAGAATCAGTAGATATTTAAAATCAAAGGAGGATATAACAATGGCAAAAATTTGGAGAAATCGTATCATTGCAGGCGATAAGCTGTACAAGAATTGTCCGGCCACCTATAAACCGGCAGTAAAAGCCTTGCTCAAACAGGATGTTGCGGATGGCATAATCACCGGGCAGGAGTTTGAGAAAATCACGGGTGAAGCCTATGAGTAAATCTGGTGATTCATGCAGAACCGTACTGGAGCTGCAGAATGACATTATAGAGGGGCAGAGGGACATTATCGGTGAACTTGTGAAACTGTACTGTACGGAGCCGGTCTTTGAGCTTCCGGAGGAATTGCAGGACAGGATCAGGGAAGTAAACCGGATGTATCGTGAGTTGAACACACCATAGCCGGAGAAAGGAGTTGAGAGTATGGATATTTCGGCGCTTGTTATTGCAATGAGCATCCCGTCAGGAATTACCGGTTTCTGTTTTTGGCTTTTAGAGCGGAGGATGGAAAAGAGGGAAAAAGAACGGGAGAAGAAAGAGGCTGTCCGGGAGAAACAGGAGTTTCTAATAGTCAAGAGCATCGGGGCGGCTATTGCCCTGGGAGAAGCTACTGCAGAAGCGGTTGCCAGAATCCCGGACGCCCATTGCAACGGAGATATGCACGCAGCACTGGAGTACGCAAGAAGCGTGAAGCATGAGCAGAAAGACTTTCTGACAAAACAGGGTATCGAAGCGATATACTGACACGCCGAGAATTGTACTTATTTAGGCAATTTACGCCGTGGGTGGAGATTTACTCACATAAACACTTTAAAAGGCTCCACAAGCCTATAACGGCTTTTGAGGCATACAAAAAAATAAAGGAGGACTATGTAACATGATGAAAGGAATTAACTGGACAAGGAAACTGACAAGCAGGAAGTTTTGGGCGGCGGTAGCTTCGTTTACTTCTATGATGATCCTGGCTACCGGAGGTACGGACAGCACCGCTACCCAGGTAACGGCTCTGATTATGGCCGGGGCCTCTGTTGTGGCTTACATCATCGGAGAGGGGCTGACGGATTCTGCCAACGTCGAGACTTCCGTAGATACCACAGTGGAAATCGAGGAGAACGCAGAGTAATTCCATAAGATCAGGAAAAGGCCCAGGTGTAGAAACCTGGGCCTTTTCCATATCTGGAAAGGAGCAGTATATGACAGAGAAGCAAATGTTTGATTTTCTTGTGTCTGGAGGACTTTCGGAATATGGAGCCGCTGTACTTCTGGGACATTTCCGGGCGGAAAGCGGATTGAATCCCCGGAATCTCCAGAACAGCGCAAATAAAAGGCTCAATATAACGGATGATGAATACACGGCGGTTGTGGATTCTGGAGCATATCCGGGCTTTGTAACCGACAACGCAGGGTACGGCCTGGGACAATGGACGTACAGAACCAGGAAGAAAGCTCTCCTGGATTTTGCCCGGAATTTAGGGTGTTCCATTGGCGATCCGGAAATGCAGCTTAAATTTGCGCTCCGGGAGTTGGAGGGTTATAAGACAGTTCTGCAGGCATTGAAAACGGCAACGGATATAAGGACTGCATCGGATATTGTGTTGACACAGTACGAGAAACCGAAAGATCAGTCCGAGGCAGTAAAGAAACAGCGTGCCGGGTATGGTCAGGAGATTTATAACCGGTGCGCCGGAATAAAAGAGGAGGCAGGTACCAGCATGACAGAATCACAGGCAAGACAGAAAGTAGTAGATATTGCGGTTTCATGGTATGGGAGGAAAGAGTCTGACGGTTCTCACAAGGTAATTATTGATCTTTACAACGGACATGCTCCGCTTGCCAGGGGGTATAAAGTAAAATATACGGATTCCTGGTGCGCTACTTTTGGATCATCGGTGGCTATTGCTGCCGGATATACGGATATTATCCCTACGGAGTGCGGATGCGGTCAGATGATTGCATTATTCCAGGCACTCAACCGGTGGGTTGAGAATGACGCTTATATTCCTGATCCTGGAGACTATGTTTTCTATGATTGGGATGATAACGGAGTAGGGGACTGTACCGGATGGCCGGAACATGTCGGAATTGTTGTTTCTGTAACAGGAAGCAAGATCAAGGTTATTGAGGGCAACAAAAATAATGCCGTTGAATATCGGGAGCTGACAGTGAATGGGCGGTATATCCGGGGCTATGGTGTTCCTGATTATGCGGCAAAGACCGGAACGGAACCCCAGAAAACCGGAGCGAATGGAGGTAAAACCGAATCAGAACCGGTGAAAACCGGAACATCCGGAAGCCTCTGTATGGCTCCACGGTGGGTAGGAAAAATCACCGTTGACGATCTGAATGTCCGGAAATGGGCTGGTACCGAGTATGACAATATAAAGAGCTGGCCGAAACTTTCAAAGGGGAACCTGGTAGACGTATGCGACAGTGTAAAGGCAAAGGACGGCTCCACATGGTATTACATCCGGATAGATGGTCGCATTTACGGCTTTGTTCATGCGGACTACGTTACCAGATCAGACAGTAGTACAGCTACCAGTGGTAGAAATATCTCCATAGGTGAGGAGGTAAATTTCACAGGCAGCACTCATTATACCAGTTCAGGAAGAAATGCAAACGGGAAGCGGTGCAAATCCGGACGTGCAAAGGTGACCGCAGTAAACATGAGCGGTGTACATCAATACCACATTGTAGCAGTTCCGGGAGGCGGTTCTACTGTTTATGGATGGGTAGATGCTTCCGACATTACCTCATAAGTTGTGGAGGGAGGAATGAAATTATGCGTTTTTTTAAACCACTTGTAATTATCGCTTTTCCAGTTGCAGTAATTCTTATCTTATCTGCTGTATTAGGAACGGCATTATCTTGTTGTGCGCTTAATGAAATGCTGGAATAAGCATGTATGAGAGCAGTATCAACTTAAACGTAAATACAAGTCATTTTTGACCTCATGCGGTCATGGCAAAGCAAGGAAAAATATATCACGAAACTAAGAGCTGTTTGCCGGGTGCTGGTTTTATAGCATATGTTATAACATTTGCTATAACATCCAGACCGGCAGACCTCTTTCTTTTCTCTATATTCTCAAAATTCGTTGAACAAAGTTTCTCAAAAGAGCAATATCAAAAACGTACAAATCGGCTGGCCTCCGTTTGGGTAAAATTTCAAATCGGTGCGAAAATGATTGTCTTGATATAATTATCCACCGTGGCAAAAAACGCAAATACGGGCATTTTAGGCACTGTCTCGCAGGTTGCCTATTTTGCAAAAACCGGATTTCGCTTCTGCACTGTCAATATGCACAATCCCAAAGTTTCAAAATGTAATCAATGCACAACGTACAAAATAACGTTACAAATAACGTTATTATTTTGTCTTTCTTATAAAATAGTAGAAAAAAAAATACTCCAGGAGCAAGCCTGTTTCCTTTGGTTAGATATTTCCTGATGCCTACTTATTTTAAATGATGGCTCAAATGAGTTTCTTCCTTATCATATAACGGTAAAAATAACGTTACTTGTAACGTGACCTGCACCGTTACAATAAACAAAACAAAATAGATATATTTTTATATATAATATATTCTCTGAATTTTCCTGGTGACGTTATTTCTGCCGTTACCTTTTCCCATTGAAAAAAATTTATGAAGAAATGCAAAAATAGGCTTGACGTAACGCACCGTAGTGCGCTAAAGTATAGCCATAGAACACACCAAAGGAAAGCAAACACACGAAACGGAGGTTTATTCATGAAATTATTGAAAAGCATGAGCTTGGAAAAATTGGTTGAGAGCTTCGAGCTTACATCAAATATGAATGATGAAAATATCCCGACAGTCAGAGGATGGCTAATGGAAGAAATTGAAAAGAGAAACCCGGAGGGGTTTGATAAGTGGTTAGATTCTGATTACCCGGCTGATAGTGAGTTGAGAAAATACGTTCTGGAATAGGGGGAAAAATCATGGCACAGATTTTAGAGTTTAGGCAAAAGACAAGCAACGCATACCACAATTTAACAAGGCTGGTAGAAATCACAGAAAACATGGCTACCCTGGAGTTTTATGTGGGAGCGGTAGCGGTAAGCATTGAGGAGGGGCAACTTCTTCCTGGAGAAGCTCAAAAGTTGACAGAGCAGATCAGGAAGAAACGCCTTGACCTGGCAAGACCGAAAGAGAAAGCACCGCAGGAAGTAACCGGCCCCGGACTTTACCTCTACTGCCCGGAAATGGGAGAGAGCCGTCCGGAATGTCAGATAGTCGCACAGAGGAGCTACTACGGCAGACATTTCCACATAAGCACACAGCTTTCTTTGAAAGGCCGGGGGATTACCTTTGACGGAATAAACGAAGCAAAGAACCTGACAGAAAAAAATAAGTTCATGGCTGGATGGAACGAATACACAGTAACAGAGAGAGCTTTTGATAAGCTCCAGGAGCAGTACAGTATCTCCCAGGAGAGCTTGCTGGATTGATAACAACGCCGACCGGAGGCGGCTGACCTCCGGAGAAAGTGAGGAGAATATGCAGACAATAAAGAGCGGAGAGCATATATTCGAGGTAGTTGACAAGGTTCCACATGGTTACATGATCTGGAATATCGGAACAAATATGGTTGACGGCTATCTTCCTTTGTGCAGACTGAAAGCGGTTCAACCATTTCAGGGAGGCAGAGAAATAGAAGTGGACACTTTGAAAGCCATTAAAATTGATGGAGCGCAGATTATTCTTGATGCGGTGGGCGGAGGACAGGACACCCCGGAAAAGATGGAGGCATACATCAAGAGATACAGGAACGCAAAACCGGGTACATGGTCGTACAGACAGGTTCAGAGGATGAAAGCGGCACTTCCGATTATGCGGAAATTCGCTTGGAACTGAACTTTCAGCATAGAGGAGGTAAAGCGTGAAAGATTATAACAGAATTGCACAAAAAATAAGAGAAATGGGTTCATTCTGCGATATTCATAATTGCGGATGTCCGACAGAGCATGTACCTGTAAATTTGTACTTCCAGATGTGCGAGCCATACATTATAGGAATTGGGTTTTATGTATCCTACGATTGGGGGAAGTGGTCTATAGACTACACTTTAAATCCGTCTGTAAAAATGAGAGCGGATATGGAGCATATAAGAGGGATCAAAACTGAACAGGAAATGTATTTTCTTGTATCAAACGTTATCGAGAAAATCAGAGACAGCGTTAATAAAAAAAAGGAGGCAGAAAAGGCGTGAGATTCAAACATACAGAGCAGACAGCGGCAATTTACAATTCCATGATAAAGGAGTACCGGGAAATACAGTCAGACAGTGATCTTGAACGTGCTGGATTGTCATACGATGATTACCGCAGTTCGGATTTTGGGCTTTTCCTGGATATGCTCCGGTTTGAGGGAAAGGGAGTTACATCATCCCAGAATGTAATGGAATGGGCGAAACGTCACGGATGCACCGTAACAGGAGAGGAAAATAACTGGAAAGTAAGTCTGGAGGAGGCAAAGGGATGAAATTAGAAATTGAGGTAAAACGGGTCAGAGGCAGCGTTACCCAGGGAGAGGCGGCAGTCTATGTAAACGGGGAAAAGGTAATTCAGTTCGGGGATGATATTCAGATGGTACAGCCTGGCCAGAAGTATTACGGTGAGAAAATCGGTAATTGGGCGAGTACAAAACCGGACGCAGATTTCATAAAAGGTTTGTTATGGCATCCATTTGATGATATATACCATTACAGCGATAAGGTAAAGAAAATTCTGGAGAAAAGTATTGAGGAGGACGGGCAGGTATGGGAAGAACCGGAGAAAATATAGCATGTAGCGAGGGAGTCCAGGAAGAAATGAATATCTTCCCGGACTTCCGGGACTTTGTAACAAAATCTTACATGCGGTTCATTATGGGAGATTGGGGAGAGGTTGATCCGGAGGATGCAGAACATAACCGGAAGAACCCACAGGCGGCAATCGGAGCCTATACATACAATGGCGAAACCAGGATTTATATAAAAAGAGAGTTTCTGGAAACACGGGTATTTCTCCCGGAGGAATGTTAGGAGGAAATAAGGTGGTAAAACTGGCAGAACATACATACGGCAGACATATCTATATGCGGATAATGCTGGACAATAAGCGCATTGAGGAGATAGATGTTTACATCGGTCAAGACGGGAAAAAAACTTACAAAACGTCCGCTGATCCTGGGGGACACCTAGAAGTCAGGGAGCAGATCATAGATGCTTTTAAAAAATTGTATTAGGCAAAGGGAGGCATAAATAAAGGTGAGGTATAGGATTCTTTACTGGAAGTGCAAAAAGAGGCTGAAAAAGCAGATGGAGGCTGTTTCCAGGCTGACAAAGGAAAGACGGGAAAACCGTAGTGAGATAAAACGTCTCCGGAGAATGGTTGCATCTCTGGAGGATGGGTATGTGGTAGAGTGGTGCCACTATTGCGAAAATCAGATTGTTATGTTGTGGAACCTGGAAAAAGATGGTCTTTCGGCTTTTTGTCCGGTATGCGGTCATAGGATGATGCTTTGCGATTCTTGCAAGGGGGAATGTGATTACAATTACGGTTCAGACGTATGCAAGGAAATGTAGGAGGGAAAGACTTTGAATATTGGATTGCACGATGCAGAAAAAGAGGTTTTTAAACACGGAAAGTCTTTTCCTAATTACGCATTGATGAAAATTTCCGCATACCATAAATCGCAAGGGGATCATGTGGAGTGGTGGAATCCGTTGAAAAGGTATGATAGGGTTTACAGCAGCAAGGTATTCGATTTTACGCCAGATGATCCTTATTTGCCGGATGATGCGATCAGAGGAGGAACCGGCTATCTGGATTTGCCTATCAACAATACGCTACCTGCAGAAATAGATGATATGTTTCCAGATTATAGCATTTACCCGGAGTGTAATTACGCAATAGGCTATATCACGAGAGGGTGTCCTAATAAATGCCGGTGGTGCGTGGTTCCCAGGAAAGAGGGAGGAATCAGACCGTACAGAACATGGAAAGACCTTGTTAGGTCAGATTCGGATAAGCTGGTGCTGATGGATAATAATATTTTGGCTTGTGAATATGGCATAGAACAGTTAGAGGAGCTTTCAGGAAGCAGTTATCAAATTGACTTGAATCAGGGGATGGATGCTAGGCTGGTAAATGACCGGATAGCTGAAATTCTTTCACGGCTTAAATGGATAAGATTTATTCGCTTTAGTTGCGACCAAAAGAACCAGATAGAGCCGATAAAAAACACGGTGGATTTACTCGGAAAATACGGAGTGAAGCCATACAGAATTTTTATATATATTCTCGTAACAAAGAATGTTCAGGACGCAGCGGATCGGGTGGAGGCTCTGAAAGGATATAAAGCTATCAATCTGTATGCACAGGCTGAACGGAATGAAAGAATAGGAATCATTCCAAACTCTGAACAGTTGGAGTTCCAACAACGCTATGTTTACGGCGGTTGCTACCGAAAAGAAACCTGGGAGGAATACTGTCAGCGTAGAAAATTGTTTTTTAAGCAGGAGGGCTTATGATACTTGACTGTTTAATTGTGAAAGAGAAGTGGCTGAACATGATACTTGACGGGTACAAGTCCCTGGAGATCAGGGGAAGCCGAACACATAAAAGGGGGCTTATTGGACTGATCCAGAGCGGAACCGGGGAAGTAAAGGGGACTGCATCCCTGACAGACTGCCGGGAACTGAATAAAAAGGACTTTAAGCGGCTCCAGGGATTTCACCAGATAAAAGACCAGGAGTGGGAGGAGCTTCCCTACAAAAAGGTTTATGGGTGGAAATTGGAGGAGCGCAGGAGATTAAAAGCACCGGTTAAATATATTCATCCCAGAGGGGCGGTAATCTGGGTAAAAGTTGATATTCCAGAGGAGGTATTGTATGGCGAAGAAAAATGTAATAAATAAGAGTTGTGAAAATTGCGGATGTTTGAACAGGAACCTATCAGAGAAAAAGCAGATTGGAAACCGGGAATTGCTGTATTATGGGTGCAGTAAAGTGTATGGGGGATTCTCAACGGCTTTTTCACTGGAGGGAAAATGTGAGGGATGCTGCGGAGGGTGGGAGGCTACTCCGGAGGAAAAGGCGAAAAATGGAAGTATGTCAAAGGAGCTGGGAGCGGAAATAAGAAAGAGTCTTGACCAATGGGAGTATCTCCGGGTACATGGAGGGTCTGATCCAGCGTGGGAGGACGGTAATAATATGAACTTGGTAAGAAATCATGTATTTTACTGGAAAAGCCAGTGCGAGGCGTTGTTGCTTCCGGAAGATTACCCGGAGGAGTATTTTCTGGAAACACCACAAGAGGTAGATAATAAATATATGGCCAGGGGCGAGGAAATCCGAGAAAGGTCAAAGAAAAGCCTGGAGGTATACAAAGCTGATTCTGATTACCAGTTTATTCTGCAGGCTGTAAACAGGCTTACAAAGCAACAGAACGAACAGACACACGCAAGCTCTTCCCTCCGGTATGTTTCCGGTCTGGAGGATTCTATCCGGAATGATAGGCTGGTGGAAATGCGGAAACACGAAACACCGAATTGTTATCTTGACAGCTTCCGGGAATGTCGAAAACGAATAGAGGAAATTCTGGGCAAACCTGAACCGGAGCCGGTTCTTCCGTTGGGGCAGTTGTCTTTATTTGATTTATACGGATTGACATGATCTGGAAAATAAGTTAGCATACGGGAAAAGGGAGGCGATTTTTTGAGAGCAGTAGACTTCATCGTGAAACATATAGAAGATCATGGAATGACACAGGCGCAGGCGGCGGCGGTAGTCGGATGGAGCCGTCAGAATTTATGGGACAAGTTGAACAACCGGAACCCCCGGTTTAATACCATGCTTCACATATTGACAGCTTTTGGATATGAGTTACATGTGGTGCGTAAGGATGGGCTATCACCAGATTGTTTTGACGAGAAAGATTTTTTTAAGGTGGCAAAAGAAAAAAATATATATTATGACGATCTGGAGGATTTGATCGCTGCCATGGGTCATAAGTTAATAATCGAGGAAAAGCCGGAAGAATAAGTTTTCTGGCTTATATTTTGGGGACGTCCTGGGAGGGGCGTCTTTTTTTATGCAAAAATTTTTCAAAAAAAGCAAAAATAGGCTTGACGTAACGCACCGTAGTGCGCTAAAGTATAGCCATAGAACACACCAAAGGAAAGCAAACACACGAAACGGGAGGTTACATTATGGTCGAGACATACGAAATCACAGGAGAATGGTTCGGAAGATTAGAGGAACTTGTAGAGGATATAGAGGAAAAGGGTTATGAAGTCTTAGAAGCAAACAGAGAATATGTTTCCTTTTCCGATCCAGAGGATGAAGATACGGAATACGTTGCTTATCTAGGTGGAACTGAAAGAACAATCTACATTGACAGAATAGAGGAGGTATAAGGTTATGATGATGTCAGAGTTTATCGAAAGAACAGGTTTTGAGCCTACGGCAGAGGAGTACGCACAGATTGAGGAGGCTTACTATGAGTTTTCCGGAGATAAAAATGCTTTTTGTAAAGACTTTCTGAAAAATAAGGGGGTTGAAAGACTTATCAGGGGCAGAGCTTCCAAGATCGAGGAGCTGAAAAAGGAGCTGGAGGATATGGAGAAAAAGCTGGAGGCAGAGAAGAAAGCCGCTGAAAAAGAAATAAATTCTTTAAAAGAGCAGCTTGATAAAGAACTTGAATGGAAGCCTTGCAAGGGCGGAACCACAATGGATCAGGATAGATATGATGAGCTGGCTACTTGCGGAGGAACACGGATATTGACAGAGCAGGAAGCAAAAGACCTGATTTATAGCGAGTTCGGTTTTGCTCCTGAAAAGATACGGATCATCAATACCGTACACACCTATGAGGCAAATAAATATCACCGGATGCGGAAAGCAAACGAGTATACCAGGAAACCAGTTTACAACGCTTCCGACTGGAACTATATAAGGTTTGATTGCGCTGGATGGCAGTATGAAATGGTTAATTGTAGCTTACGAAGCTATGAGAATTAAAAAAAGAGGAGGATGCAGTCATGGCAGACAAGAAAATTCAGGACATGAACGAAAACAGGGAAAGGTTTTTAGCGGTTTCA